ACCATTACAACATTTTCAGTCACAGGTGGCGCAAGCCAAGCGCAAGCTGTATTTAAAGGTGGACGCCTTGCAAAAAGTTTCGAAGCAGTCGTAGAAGGAGGTTCTGATGCTGACGTTGCAAATAAAATCTGGCTTACCAAACCGGCGGGCATCCAAACCTTCGGTAATACGTCCTTTACCATCACCGACTCACAAGGTGAACAACAAGTCATCAATTTCAGCCGCCCCACCCCCATCTACATTTGGGTTACGGTTACCTTAACCCTATATGCTGAGGAAGTATTTCCTCCAAATGGTCAAGACTTAGTGGCAGCAGCCATTAACACCTATGGATCTACTTTAGGCATAGGCATAGACGTTCTATTGCAACGCGTCCTTGCTCAAATTTTTAGTGTTCCCGGAATCGCTAGCGGCGTGATGCAAATTGCATCCACGAATGAACCAGGGGATACTCCCCTATTTGGTACAGCAGATATCGTCATCGCAGAAAATGAAATCTCCGTCTTTGATCTAACAAGAATCACGGTGACAGTATGATAACAACCATTATGCTGACGCCAACAAAATGGTTGACCCTACTGTTTGAGGGGGTGACATGGTTAGAATAGCCAATCACGTTCAAAGAGCCATTGCCCTTTTAGCAGGTCAATTTCAGCAAAGTCTCGTTGATGGAGAATATAGCCGTTTTCAAAGGTTTATTCGCGCCTTTGTCAAGTCAATGCAAGAAATAGACAATGTCGATCAAGACTTAAAATTTCAACGCTCCTTGGAAACCTCAATTGGAGCGCAGTTGGATGGACTTGGTGAAATTCTTGGTCTCGCGCGTTTACCAAATGAATCCGATGAAGATTACAGAGAAAGACTGAAGTTTCAAATTTTTATAAATAAGGCAAATGGCACGCCTGAAGAAGTCATTACCGTTCTCAAATTCCTCACAAAAGCGAATAAAATCCGTTACCATGAATATTATCCCGCAGCTTTTCAAATGTCCACTGATGGTCTGGTATTTCCAAATCCTCCCGACCAACTTGTTACTGCTATTCAATCTGTCAGTCCAGCAGGCGTTCAATACACTCCCATTACTGCAACTTACAATGTTCCGCTTCCTTTTGTTTTTAGCGGGGACCCCGTCGAAGATCTACTTCTTGTCGCACCTAATGAAGCTAATCCATTTGATTTGGAAAATTTAGAAATTAATACAGGCGATCTTCTAGCTGTGCAAGCAGGCAGAGTAACAAATCCAACTTTTGGAGGAGGCTTTGCCGAATTTGGAACCCCAATTGATACGACAGGGGCTGGACAATTAGCCGAAGTCATCATGTTTAACGGCTCGCAGCCGCCAATACCTTAAGGAGTTAACAATGGTGCTTAAACCTACAATTTTACCTGAATGGGCAGAAAATGATGTTGTAGATCCAATATCAGGGCAAAACAACGTTCTTGAACCGCCTACTGAAAAAAAATTAGAAGGTTGGGCTCGTTTAGAATTTCCACCTCGAAATTGGTTCAATTGGTTGGGAAGATACACAAATCGCTGGCTGGCCTTCTTAAAACAGCAAGAGGAATTAGCTATTTTGACCGATGGAAACGGCGTAGGTCTTTTCCCTTATGACGGAACTGCCGGAACTTTGATCACTCTAACCGCCGTAGATTTAGCCAACCCCACTCGATACATTTTTGCCGTTGGAGCAAAAAAACCAGGATTAGCACCTACTTTGACAGTCGTTTCGAATAATACATTGACTCTTGGGGCAGGAACTTTGGCAGGAAATCAAATCGTTAATGGCGGTACAGCTACAGATATTCTTGTTTGGGGCCAGACAAAAACGTACCCAACACCTTAAGGAGATTTATGTCAGTACAGATTCCAGGTTTACCAGTCGCTTCGGTTGCAGATGATGGGGATACAACGATCATTCGCCAGGGATTAACCGATAAACAAGTGACCATTGATAAAGTTCGAACGATTGATATTTCTCTCTTCCCAACATTACCTAATGGATCAGCTGTAGCGAGCGATCTTTTTATGATAAGGCGCGCTACAAGCAACTATCAGATTAGATTTGATCAGGTTGGTTT